TTCAAGCTCTGGATACAAAGCCACCACCGTGAGCGGTAGCGGCTGATCCGCAACCACCCAGATTCTGCCATCCGTCTCATACCCACCGGGAAACCCGAGAACATCGGTGTCTCCCGTCAATACCGGCGGCACTTCATCCAATAGATCAGACCCGATCCGATACGGAATCAAATCGAGATTCGTCGCGCTCGGGCCTATCTTCCCGCCAAGGCTTGCGTACAAACGCACTCCGAGCTTGTGGATGCGCTTAATCTTGGCCTGCGCCGTGCCTACGGCAGCACCCGCCTCAATGCGCTGGGTCGCCAGCGTCGACGTATAAGGCAATCCCACGATCGCCCTCGAAGCCGGGATGGGTAGCGTGACCGTGCCATCCTCAACAACGAGATCGGTGATCTGTGCGCCATCTGCCAACGCAGTAACAGTCTCGCCTTCAAGGTGATACATCCCGCGCAACTTGGTCGACGTTAAGCGCCATTGACCAGCAGGGATATCGTTGATTGGGAACGCCGCAATGATCTTGACTAGTACATTGTCCTGATCAATCTGGTTCGTAATCGTGGCTCTTGCACTACGCCATTGCTCTGTGGCCGAGTCGTAATATCGATAAATGATGTCACGCCCAGCGTCATCTGAAGCAAAGGTTTCGTCATTCAGAACGATGATTTCGCTGGCTTCTGTAACTAAACTATCGCCGAGTTCAGTAGCCAATTCTTCTGGCGTCGTTACCGTAAACGCTACAGACGTTGATCCCACAACATTGTAGCCATTGCCCAGAAACAAACTCACGGTCGATGTCGGATTAAACTCAAGCGCGGAATCAAGATATACAGCGCCTTGAATATCCTCGCCTTCCTCGTAACCTTGTGCAAAATACTCAATGCTGCGACGGGTCAGATCAATGTCGTCCTGAGTCACAATCTGGTTGTCGCCTTCGGTGATTAAATTGTCCCCGGCTTCCGTCGCCATCTCATACGAAAGATCGCCCTGCACGGTGCGAGAAACTACAACCCAGACGTCATCGACATCACCAGCCGGGCTGCCAATGACCTGCACAGCTTCGACCTTGGCATCTACGCCGGCCAGTTCATGCTGGTGCCAAGCGTAGATATTCTGCTCCCGGTCATACGTCATGCCGATCAACTTGCCGTTCGCAAGGACACACCAGATGATGTCATCAGGTTCCTTCTGATATTCCATGTCGATGATGCCGGAGCGCGTGATCTCGGGATAAAGCACGCTCATATCCCGAGGCACCCACGCATCAGACTGGATGTCGAACCGCAACTCCATGATCCTGCGCCCGCCCACGCGCGGGAACAGAATCGAATCCTCAACCAGCACCGGCTCGAGTTCCATCGAACCCTCGGCTGATTGCAGATCAAACTTCACATTCTCAGGCCCAAGCGCAGCCGTCGTTACGTTTTCACGAATCGCAATCTCAGCGCCTGCCGTGCCAGCAATCAGCGCGTTGCCCGGTCGCATCCAGCGAATCTTGTCGACGTTCCCGACCGCGAGCGTGAGATTGAGCGCGTTGTCAGCCAGAATCTCGCCCATCGTGTCGGGTGCGTGCGAACCATAGTCGCCGGCCACAGACCCGTAAACATTCTGCCCGCCAGCCCAGAACAGTCGATCGCGCCAGAAACAAACCTTGTATGGGTAGGCCGCGCCCATCTTCGTCCCCCACGCGCCTATGCGGTACGCGCAAGAAACGCCAGACAGCAATTCAGTCGGCGCATCGCCGGGGCCAATGATCGTGGCGGTCGCGGTTGTCGTGCTGGTTACCGTGGTGATCTTTACCACCACATAACCGGGGTGCAGGAACTTCCAGAGCACGCCCGTGTTACCGTCGTAATCCTGCCCCTCCTCATGGATCGGGCGCACGGAACCTGTCGTCGCAGAGTTCTGTGCCTGATAAAACTTGCCGCTCGACTTGCGAATGTCGCCGCTTGAGATTGACTTTGCAGTCTCCCATTGCGTCGTCGTGATATTAACGGGCTGCAATCGCAGCAGCATATCGGCAGCGCCGGTCTCAAATATCGGACTGCCTGCCGTAACCGTCACCGAGCCTGTCGTACCAGAAAGCGTGAAATTAACTTTTGTATCAGGTTCTCTCTGGAACGGGCCGTCGGTTGGTGCGTACTCAGCAAAGGCCCAACTCGTATTACCGCTGCGGGTCAATGTGCGCGGGGCATACCCATCGCAACCGATATACAGAATGTCGCCAGATTGCGTGACAGAAAGCGCCGACGTCCCTTCGTCGGTAAACAAATCGTCGATCGCATACGGAGACGCGATCGTATATACACGCTGAATGTCTCCGTTGCCTAAGTATGCGCCGTAGTTTGTCGTGTCAATGGCAACATCATCAACGTCATAAAGCTGGAATGTTTTACTAGCGGCATTGACGTTAGTGACCTTGACATATCGGCCATTGATTTCATCCATGCCCTGTACGTCTTTGACATACATCCAATCGCCGTCTGCCGGGTCTGTTCCAACATACGTTAGAACGCCGGGGTTTGCTTGCGTGACGTTGGACACATCAAGGCCAGTCTCGAGAATGACGCCGCGGTCGGTGTAGAACCGACAATACTGATCGCCAAACTCAATGATATAAGCCTGATCAAATGCAAACTCAAACCGCTGCAACCAGACTCTTTTGTCTGGGTAGCGAGTTTGCAAAACAAACTTAGTGCCGGGACATCTCTTAGCCGGCCCCTGCGCGGTCGGAATGAACCGCCGCATACGGTACGCGCTCGATGCGTACTTATCGAAGTCGGTGCGGCCACTCATCATGGCCCCAACTTCGCCACCGTTAAAACTGACGACGGCCGGGTTAGCGTTTGGCATTAGAGCCTCACGGTCAGCCAAGTCGTGTCGGCAATAGACTCCGGTGGGTTTTCAATGGCATTGGCACGGATCGCATCCATCAGCGCCATGCGGTAATCACGGAGAGCCGCATTCTTCTTGCTATCAGATTGCGTTAATGCCTCGGCCACGTTGTAAGCGATCGATGACGCAAACGCCTCATCAAAAGACGTATCAAACTTAGTCGGATCAGAAATGCGCGCAAGGTAACGCAGGTTCATCGACCCCGAGTTACGGGTCAGAATCTTGCCGCCTTCGAGGACATATTCCTGTCCACCGCTACTAATCAGGTCGGACAAATCCGGCGCTGGATAGTAGGCGTTGATCTGCAAGATACGCAGGCAGTCGGACGGTACGGGATATTGGGAACTGTAATCAAAAACAGGAGCCGTTGATTCAGCCGCCAGAACCGCCCTTTTTACGCAAAACCGCCAGTTATAGGTGCGCTGCAGCTTGTCGCGCAGCATCGAATAGACAGCATTAACCTCTCGGGCAGGCTTAGTGTTGTCCGAGAGGCTAGTAATCCTCAGGTCACCAATCTTGGTGAGCGCGAGGTTAGCGATAGCGACGTCACTTGTTGCCACGGGCGTCTCCCGCGGCTATTAGGCCGGAGGCCAAGTGTCCTGCGTAATCGCTTCCTTGATCGCTTCAAGCGCGAGCAGGACTTCCATCTTGCTCATGTTTGCCGCAAGGTCGACGCGCACTTCGACGTCGGTCGTGGCCGTAGAGCTTGAGCCCTCGGTCACGTTAGCAACGCCCTGCTCGCCGCGGTCAATTCCATAAAAACGATCTGCCATGTTGGCTCTCCGTCAAGAGAGGGGCGAGCCGGTTTCCCGACCCGCCCCTGTTCATTACGCCGTGTAGCGACCGAGGAGCTTAACCGTGCCGGTGGCGTCAGCCGCCGCCGTCAGGGTGAGCGTCACATCGTAGAACACGCCGGGGTCGCTGGTGAGAGCAAGCGCGCTCCACAGCTCCTTACCGGAGTTCGCGATCGTGAACACCGCAGCCTCATGCAGAACGTCCGTGCCGTTCAGCGCACCGTCCTTGAGGGACAGGGCCGAGGCAAAGAAGTCCGCATCAACCACAGCACCGCCATCAGCCGCATAGAGGCCAATGTCAGCAATGGTCGTGGTGCCGATATCCGGCGAATAGATCTTCAGATCCGTCATCACCGCATTCGACGGCACACGGAACATGCGGTAGGTCGAGGCAATGTCATCACCAGAGGTGATCGCTGCCGTCGCTACTGCCACTCGTTCTGGGCCACCGTCAACGCGCGGGCTGTTGAAAACAACCGGCGTCGCGTCTGCGTTGGTGATAAGGGTCGACTTAACTGCTACAACTGCCATTTTCGTTTACTCCCTTATTCCGCGCAGAGAATGTCGACGATCTTCTTTTCCTCGGTGCGGCTGGCACCGAACGTACCCATCAGGTAAACCTGATACGGGTGCGAGGAAAGATCGCGACGCTGCGTGACATTGGACATGATGTCATTCCACATGCCGAGGTGCATGCCCGAAGGCACCCACACCGGGCAACGACGGTGGCTCGAGCTAGTCGGCAACCGCTCCGTGTGAATGAAGTTAATCCCGAGGAACCGGGTAACCTTGCCGTCCTGCAACACAGGCATGCCCGTGTTGTAGTCGTCGCTGGTCACCTGAATCTGACCGAGAAGATCGTCGTGCTGCTCGGCCGAGATGGCGCAATACACCGGCTCGGCATCGAGGTCGACCTCGTTCTCCATCAGGATGCGGCGCGCCTCGCGGAGCTTGTCAACCGTGAGGCCCACGTTGCCAGAGGCAGCGTAGTTCACAGCAACCTGCTGCGTCGAGGTCGGGAACGTCGTGCTGGTGCCACCGGCCTCGCCAGTCTTGGCGGTGCCGTAGAACGCCGAGATGATCACATCGTCGATCGCACGGCCCATCGCGTAGAGCCCGTTCTGCGAGTAGGCAGACTGCGGGTCAGCGAGGAGACGGAGCTTGTCGAAGCTGTCGATCAGGTCGGCCCAGTCGAAGTCCTCGGGGAACACCCAACGACGGTCGTTCGGGGTGTTGACCGGAACGATCGGCTGGTAGCGGGTCGAGACCGCGCGGGCGCTCGTCGCACCGTACTGCGTCACAACTTCCGACTGTTTGCCCTTGTACGAACCAGTCTGCACGGCACCGCGCAGCTTGGAGCCCTTCTGCTGCAAAAGCAGCGAGATGTTCGTGCCGTACTGTACGGCATAAACGCTTGCAATATTATCGGCCATGATTAGCCCTCCAAAAACAAAATGACATACTGTTCTCGGATGGCTTGTCCGTTACCGGGGCCAGAATCCTTGCCTGATACGCTCAAGCCGAGCGGCCGTCTTTCCGACTGTCAGCGGGGTCTCGCGACTTGCCCTGTCTCCTAAAAGACCGGGAGGTTTCCCTCCCGGCAATTCAGCTAGTCTAATGGGAGAATCACTCAACTCGGATGGTACTGCTATACAGTTATTCCTGCAACAGTTCTGGATTAGCCATTTGATGTAGCCGAGTCATCTCCTCGATCGCACCCTGACGTACCCGCGCATCTTGGTTCATGTATCTAGCCATGAACTCCTCATCGGCGAACATTCCTGCGATCTTGTTCTTCGCTTGCGCTGGGCTCATCGCCCCGGCTGCC